CGCGGCGGTTTGGGTTGAACCGGCAGCAGGTTGAGTAGATGATATAGCTGCACCGCCGGGGGTAATAACGGCGGACTCAGGTTTTCGTATTACCGGGTTGGTGGTCTTATCAACTTCGGCGTCTATTGAGATAGCCTTTTTTGAATTATCCTTTCCTGGAATTCCGCCAGATAAGAATAATGCAGATTCTCTTTTTCTTCTAGGCCCATTACCGCCACCAGTGGCCAATTTTTCTATATTGGCGCCAGCCTCTTGGTATCTACCTCCATTAATAGAGCTGAATACAGTAGATTTCATAAAGCCATACACGCCCATATTATAAGAAATACTTCCTATGGCATCAAACATATCCTGGGTAACAGGTGACTTTAAATTTCTATTAAGTTGTTGTTCTACTTCCTTGGCTACATGGTCCGCAAATCTTCTTCTGGCATCGCCAACAGTCATAGTACTATCTTCAGTAACTCTGGTGGTTCCATCTTGCATGAATATAGAACCAATACCAATTGTCCATATTTGTTTACTGTCCAAATATGCATATAAAATAGTATTATCCGGTGGAAATGTTCTGGTAAACTTATTAGAACCTTTAACCAGACTGGAAATGGCCTCATCATCAAGAATATTCCTAAGGCCTTCCGCAGATATTTTTATTGCTCCGGGTTTTAATAGATTTTTATTATATGATAAGTTCTGTATCTCTGGAGCCGGAGGTCTGTTGGGCTCTGCAGAGCCTGATCTAACTGGATTACCAGAACCATCTAATAAGGCATTCCCAGAACCATCTAATACATTGGTATTGTCTGGTTCTATTACCACATCAAAAGACTGGTTTGCGGAAACCGGTTGCTCGGGTTCCTCTGGAATTCCGCCCAATGAACCTATAATAACAGGCTGCTGTTTATCTGCATCTCTGAAAATTATAACACACCAAGTACCTTCGACAACACCAGTCGGGCTATAACCGATACCATTCATTGATGCGCTATTAATAGGCGCCATTACATAGGCCCACGGCAATGATGCGGTTGGCAACTCTATTTTATTTTCTGTGTGGATACCTACCACCCTAACCCTACATCGCCCTAGTTTTAATGGGTCGGTAGCCCTTTCTTCGACTACACCGTAATATATATTAGAGCCAGTATTCATGATAGTAAGGTAGAGTTTTTGCTTAGTTCCAGGGTACACATATGCTTAACCCGGTCAATATTATGGGTAATGGCGGTTATAATAAACATACCACTATATAATTTATCGAGAAATTCATCCGACCCCTCTTCTTTTGTAATAGACTTTAATCTATTGGTATATACCTCAACCTTTTGCCCGACCGTATAATCGGTCCTACCAAATACATCTATTTCAATAACACTTGCCCGGTATTGTAATAATTGAGAGTTTCTTTTCTGGTGCCATGCATGGTCTGTGCTATCCTTGTTATCGAATAGATTATAATGTTTTGGCATAAACATTAATATTGGATCCATGGAGGAAACAATATTATCTCGATAAAACCGGTTCTTGTTTAATAGACTTGCCTTGTCTGTTGTAATATCGAAGTTTTTAACACCGAATTTCTTTGTGACCAAATCATGACTATACATCTTTGTTTTAATCATGCCATTATTATAGTCATTAAAGAAATCAAATGTAGTATCGACTCTTAGCTCTTGAATAACTTTATAATCTTTAATTGGATTACGGGTGGATTGCCCAAAGGTTATTTTATTATCCTGATCTGTCTTAATGTCAGATGCAAAATCATTACCATCAAATTTCTGAATTGGTTTAACGCTGGATTGTGCCAAGGTATCAAATGAGGCCAAATTAAAACCAAATCGGTTCTCATAGAATAACATATTGGCGTTACCATTGCTACTGAGTGTATGATCTGCAATATGTGATAGATTTCTAGAAGGCGCCCAGAAGTTACTTGTGTATGACAAGGAATTACTGGTAGGTTCAACCAATATATTCTTGGTGGAAGTTAATTTATTACGAACAATAGATGTGACTGCAGCCTCAGCCGATCCGGTATAAGTTTTACTTATTTTCTGATTAACGTCCAACATATATTCCTCTGATGCAAAATATATGTTGTACTGCTGCATTCTGTTTTTTACTTGCTCTCGTTCACCTATCTTATAGATAATAAAAAAGCCAGATATGTGATATTGTTTATCTAACGATGGGGTATATATGTGCAGTTTTAGAAGATCGCGACCCGATCTTCCAATTGTCCCAGGAATATCCTCGGTGTCAATCATGGTAATAAACCCCGTAATAAAAGGCGCATACATATCCTCATAAATGGTAACCGATGCAAGTTGGGCCTTAATGTCCAAACCCTCGCCATTGGCTTTAAGAATAGAGCACTCTTTTATTTCTACATCACCGGCTTGTAATAATTCTTCCTTCATTGGTCACCTATGAACTGTTCGAATAAGTCCTCCAGTTCGTTAATTACCTGAGTAATTAATCTTGGGTTGATTACCTTAATATTTCTTTTGGCGTCGTTTAGATTGGTTTCATACATTATGGCAGATACAGGAGTAACAAAGGCCCGCGGTTGAAATGTTAGGGTCTCTGGATTCCATTCTGTAGGATCAGTCGGCATGCCATGTTCGTCCCAGAACAATAACTCGCCATTGGAAAATATTTGGCGATTGCTTACAAACTGTGGCTCTTCATCTGCATTCAATCTGTACTTTTTGAATATATGATTACTGAGAGTTTCCTCGGAAAGTGGAAAATCATTTAGGTAATCAAATCGTTGATTGATTAACATTATGGTCCAGTGATGTAATGGAGTACCGTATAGTTTTTCAGATATGTGCTCTATCTTTTCACCATTCTCTATAGAGTATTCATCATATAGCCCAACATTGTCTAGTATTTCTTTTTTGAGTCGTACATTTAATGCTATATCCTTAAGCACTATCAGCTGATATACACCATTTATTTCAAATGGGTATAAGAGATTTGGAATAGTCTGAAAATAATTTGCCATTTATAGACCCACCGAATCTTCTGGAGATGTTTCTTTTGTGGTAACAGATAGTTCTTTAAATCTTAATGATAAGTTAATCTGCTGTGGCATGCCATTGTCAAATGAAACAAATTGACCATTGGGGGTGTAGTCTACATCACACCCAGTTAGAACTGCAGTCATTATTTTTTCAATAAATTGGTTTTCCTCGGCACCATGATAATATTTTATATTAAATTCCGATGGATAGATATATAAAAAGTTATTTGGATCTTTAAATTCCGGTAGCATGTGATACCGGAACTTTCTAATAATAGATAGAACCGCTGCGGCTTCGTCAATGGATTTAGGTGAAAAGAAATACTGAAATTCAAAGTCTCTGAAATCTACCTGTTGAAATAGCTGCTCTGCCTTACTATTACCAGATGTGGTTTTAAATGCCTTCTGGGCATATGGAATATTATTCAGTGCCTTGCTAATTATATTGGTACCTATCGCAGCCCCACCCCGAATTGCAGCGGCTTTGGCCGAATCATTATCACCTTCAAAAAGACCCTTTGCTATTCCAACAGCAGATAGAACGCCAATGGCCTTAGTTTCAAAATCCTGCAAGGCTTGACCGCTTTCCTCTTGCCAGGCAACACTCCATCTTGTTCTAACTGATGTTGGCATATACAGACATATAGCCGTAGAAAGCCTTTTCATTGTAGATGCTGATACCAAATCTACCAATTCGGCTCCACTCGCGCTACTAGAAACATCTCTAACCATATCAAGTAATTTGGTGGCGGCAAACCTAGATAAATCTGACTGTGGTATTTCCAACATTGAATTGCCATTCTTTGCTATTTGCTTGGCTTGTTTACCTGCGGTAGATACATTAATAAAAAATACCACCTTATTCGACCCATACTCTTGTGACTCCAATTTGAGTGGATAAGTTAAATTGGTTACGTTATATTTTTGATTTAATGTGTCGGTTAACATATAGGGCCTTTGCTTTTATATATTTATCCTAGATAAATAGTTTAGTAATAAAGATATTCCATGAAAAAAGACAACCTATTCGATATACACCACATTAATCCGATCGCCGTAAAAAAGAGTTCAGCTTGGTTTGATGACAAGATAAAAAATATAGCTAGGTCTTCCCTAAGACCGGCTAATCTAATGCAAACTGAATCAGGTAAAATAACTTCAGTCATGCGCCCAGGTCATATGTATATGTATCTTTATGATCCCATTGGCAAGGAAACTCTTCCATATTATGATACCTTTCCATTGGTACTTCCCTTTAGTAGGACAAAAACACATTTTACCGGTTTAAATCTTCACTATCTAGATTACCCCATTAGATTCATGTTACTAAAAGAATTAATCAAAGTAGGTGGTGTTACCAATCTCAATGAAAATTCAAGAATCAAATTGGAATGGGATATGATTAGGTCTGTGGCTAAGTTAGCTCCAGCAAAGGCATGTGTTAAGCAATATCTTTTCAGTCAAATTAAAAGTCCATTATTTGAGATAAACTCTACTGAATGGCATACAGCAGCTCTTCTACCATTTCAACGATTTGTTGGCGGATCGGCAAAAAGTATTTGGAGAGATTCCATGAGAAAATTTTAATGTCTAGTTATTCATCCTATAATAAGTTTAAATCCTTTGTTAAGACAGAAGGTCTGGCTACAGGGTCAAAATTTAATATTATATTACCTAAAATAAAAAATGTAATAGGCAATTTGTCTGATCTATCCATGCAATGTGAAATAGCATCATTGCCTGGTACCAACATAATGACCTCTGAAATAAGAACCTTTGGTGAGACCACAGAGTTAGCCTATGGTATTACATACCCACCAATTAATTTAACATTCTTTGTTTCTAATAAATTCGATACCAAAAAGTATTTTGAGGGTTGGCAAAATGTAGTTTTTAATAGGTTGAATCGGTGCCCAGGCTATTACGATGATTATGCACAACCAATTACAATAATGGTTTCAGATAAATCTGGTAAGACCGACACCTACAAACTTGTATTACATGAGGCATATCCAAAATCAATACAAGATATATCACTATCATATTCAGATTCTGCACCAATAAAATTATCTGTAATGATCCAGTACAAATGGTGGTCAAATAACGATAATGATCCTATGGCAGTACTTTCTACCAGAAAGAATTTTATCTTTGGGGGAAATGCTATAACATCAGAGATTATACCAAACATACTTGGTCAAGGATTAAAATTAACTGGCTTTGATTTTGGTGGAAGCATAGGAGATAAGTTATCCGTATATGGTCCACTAATGGGTTCTGATATCGGTAGGTCATGCAACAAGGCTGCTTTTGCAATTCCAGGCCTAACTACGTCCTTGCCTAATTTTGCTTCTAGTTTGTCAGGTGAATTATTATCCTTTGGTTCTGGCTTTGGCTCTTTTGGTGGCGATCTTGTTAATTTGGGAAGGGCTGTCAATGGAGCAATTGGCGCGCCGACTCAGGCGATAGCAGGTTCTATTACTACAATTTCCGGTGCATTAGGTAATATTAATTCATTGGCCAATGCTATTGGAATTGATACTGGTCTAGGTAAATCTGTTTCCCAATTAAATGGAATTTCTGGAAGCATAGCACAACTGAGTCAATTAAATGGCATCCCCGGTCAATTACAATCATTGGGCGCCAGTGTTTCTGGTATTCAAGGCGGTATCGAGATACTAAGTAAGAGATTAGGAAGTATCCCTGGAGCAACAACTAATATGGTAAAAGCTGTATCCGATATAGGCAGTAAACTTGGGCTTCATGGCTCAAATATAGGCGGTGTGGGATCTACACTTTCAGACCAATATGATTAACCGAAGTATATTATGTCATTAAAAAATATTGTAACAACCCCAATTTATTCTACTACTATTCCATCCAGAGGCGTAAAGATTAAATTTAGACCCTTTCTGGTAATGGACGAAAGATCATTATTGGCTGCTCAGGAATCCGAGGATCCGGTAACAATGCTTAATACATTGTCGTCTGTGGTTCGCGGATGTATTGTGGATAAAAAGGAAGCTGCCAACTTGGCAACATTTGATATTGAATATTTGTTTGTTAAAATTAGAGAAAAATCTATAGGTGAGGAATCAACCCTATTGTTTACATGTTCTGGGTGCAAGGAAAAAACACCTATTAATTTTTCCATTGCAGCAGTAGAAGTTTATAATGATCCCTTACATCAAAAGATGATTAAGTTATCACCGACTCTAGGTATCTTAATGAAATATGCGGATATTGATGACTTGACAAATATGAACATTGGCGGGACGCCGGATGATATTAAAATGGGTATTGTGGGTAATTCCATAGAAGCGATTTATGATGGCGATGAAGTTCATTATACAGCAGAAGAATCTATAGAGTCAATAATGCAATTCGTCAATCGATTAACTTCCTTGCAGTATAAAAAGTTGGCCGAATTTATCGAGACCACGCCGCAGGTAAGATTGAACTTGGATTGGTCGTGCCCACTGTGCGAAACAAAAAATAATGAAGTATTAACCGGTATTGAAAGTTTTTTTTAATAGCGCTGGCTCATGATAATCTGATTAATCACTATGAGTCCAATTTTGCGCTTATTCAACATCACAAGTATTCAATGGCTGACATTAATCAGATGATTCCATATGAACGTGAAATCTATATCATGCTGTTAATGAAATATCTACAAGAACAAAAGCTAAAATTACTGAACACATAAACTATGATTGAACAATCAAATACCGCTGGTATATCAAAACCCGAAGCAACCTTAACCGGAAGAGCTTTAAATTCAGATTCAGCCAGTATTGCTCAGGCTGAAAGCAATAAAATTGATGAAAAGTTTATTGATATACAGCAATCCAATAGAGTCAATTTGCGAGAAGATAAGACAGATGAGTTGGTTAAAGCTGTGATGGACTTAACCAAGCGTTTAGGCATGGGGCTGTTAGTAAAAGCCGGTGGTATTAATACTGATTCTATTAACCGCGGCGCCGGTAATAAAGCAAATAAAGAAGATAATATATTAAAATCAAAGTCTCTGCTATCATCTATTATAGGAAACAATGGCGTCGGTGCGGCAAAAACGGTTGGGCTTGGCTTATCAAATCTTATTTCTCCAGGGTTAATTAGTTCAATTACCGGTGGTAATTCAATTGGGCCGACTACCCAAAATGCATCTAGCGGTGAATCATTAGACAGATTATTAACGGCGGCCATAGAGACCAATAATAATCTAGCCGAACAAACTTTAACACTTGAAAAAATTAGGAAAGCTATAGAAAAAACAATTCCCACCGAAGAGGAAATCTTAGAATCCAAACTGCAGGCCAATAACACTGCTATTCAAGCCAAATCTATAGAGGATGGTAGGGTGACAGAGCCAGAACAGCCGGGCGGCGGTATAATGGCTATGTTAACGAATATGCTTGGCGGCGCTGGGCGTAGAGGCCCGCGCGGACAACCGCGTAGGCCGACAGGTCGGGGTGGTAGACTTTCCGGGGCAGCTAGAGGTCTAATAAATAAAATCCCGGCTGCATTGGGTACCGTAGCAAAAGTTGTAGCGCCAATTGCCGGTGCCTTGGCAATTGGCACCGGCATAATGGATGAGGCCAAGGGTGAAAAAATAAACTCTGCATCTGATATTATCCCTGAAGGCTTTAACAAATTAAATCCATTTGCATATGCAATGAACACTGGTCGATTCGCTGGTAATAAACTTAATCAGGGCATAGAGGCTATTGCCGGCGGGGCTTCATTAGGAACATTAATATCAGACGGAGTCGATAAATTAACCGGCAGAGAAGAAAAAAGAAAACAGGCAGAAAAAGAAATAGAAAAGATAAGTATTCAGAAACTACTTGATAAAAAAGTGGTAGATAAGATTCCGATTAGTAACTTTCTAGTTGATAAGGCAAAAGAGTACTCAATTAAAATACCACCAGAAGCTATAATGGCAACTGCCATTGGTGTGGCTATCGCCCCAGATCAAAGAATACAACCTACTAAAACTCCAATGGATATGTCGTTGGCAAAAACATTGAATGCAGATTCTGTTAAGGTAAGTAATGC